CTGACGGATAACGGCAAGATCCTCTTCTGCCCCTGCAACATATTTCAGTTGGGAGATTGCCTCGACAAAGCTTTCCTTGGTCTCAGTGAGGTTTTTTATGTAATCCGACACTCCGTCCCACCTGATAGCCTCTGCCGCTTGCTCTACTGCCGAAAGAGCGTCTTCGATCCCAGATGTGGAAACATATGCGGCCTGAACAGAGGTGATTGCGTCGATTGCCGGTTGTGTGGCTATTGCCCCGCCTGAAGCAAAGTCTTTATTGATTCTTCCGAGTAGTGCCGCATGCTTTTTGGCTGATCGCGGGTTGACAACGAATTCACCGCCCATGCCGTAATGATCGGTATTACCTATCGATCCTAAATAAACATCGTCAGCCGTGCCAGACCCCTGGTGTATCCACCCTCCTCCTGGATTACTGCCAAGCCAACCACCTGAAGCGTGGCCTTGTGCCTCTGTTGTTCCGGGAGTGTAGCCAGTATCGCCGCCAAGGTCTGAGCTGCCGGAAATGTTTGATGCTGCATCGGATATATCGGACGCGGCACCGGCTGCAGCACCGGCCAAATCATAAACGCCGTCCTGTATTTTGGTGAATGCCGCAATCAGGTCAGCCGTGGTCTCTGGCACACCCATCATCTCTGCAACATAGGCGGCGGTGGAGGAAACAGCGTCAGCCGTGGCAGGGTTGATTTCCAGCATTTGATTGAGCATCGACTCGAACTGATCGCTGGATTCCTGCCATTTTAAAGACGAGCCCTGGAGAGAACCGTCAAGGGACGCTATCAATGTGCCCACAGCCGATGTGGTCTTCTCTGATACCGATATAGCCCCATCTGCTGCCGCTTCCGAGGAGTCCACCAAAGATCCCATGCCTTTTTCGGCGTCAGTAAATGCAGCGGCAAGTTCGTCTGCCGCCCCAGGCATATCGGCCATGCTTGCCACATAATCAGCAGTAGACGCTATTGCCTCATCCGTAGTCGGGGAAAGTTTTTGCATCTCCCCCATCATGGTGGCGAATTTATCGCTCGTGTCAGTCCACACACCAGACTCCTGGTCGAGTGTGTACATCATGTTTTTTGAGCCGTCAGCTGTTTGCTCAGAAACAACGGCTATCGTCTCTCCTGCCGCTTTGTAACTATCCAGTAAGTCAACGGTGCTCTGGGAGGCAAGATTAGCCCCCTCCTCGGTCAACGAGAATGCGGTGTACAGCTCGTCGGCGACAGACGGGAGTCCGTTCAACGATGCAACATATTCAGCGTTAGCCTTGGCTGCCTCGGCCGACGCGGGCTTCATGTCGGCCATTTGCGAAATCATGCCGTCCCAGGCATGCTGGTCTTCGACTGTCCCCTTGTACCAAGTCTCTGAAGCTTTATCCCAGGTGTACAAACCAAACTCGGTCCCCTCTACAAATCCCCCCGGACCTGATAAGGCGTCAGTCGCCACCATAATTCCGTTTGCTGCGTCAAGGGATGCTGCGCCGAACAGGCTTATGTCCATGCCTAACTTTTTGGCTTCATCCACCTGATCACTCGACAAACCGGTCATCGTGTCAGTAAGCCCGACTGATCCAAGATTGGTAGGATCTTCGTGCCCGAAACTGTTTCTCGTTGGGGATTGGCCGGACAACTGATATAGGCCAATGCCAGCAACCAGGGCCATAAGTACACCGCCGACCGCGCCAGCTGTCATACCTGCGCCGGTTCCGGCTGCCGCTTCTCCAGCACTGGCCCCTGCTGTTGCTCCTGCCGCATCCCCCGCCGCTGCTCCTGCCGTGGTTCCTGCTGCTGTACCGGCTGTAGTGCCCGCCGTGGTTCCTGCTGCTGTGGCCGCTGACTGCGACAAAACATAGGCGTCAAGAATTGCCGGGGTGGCTGTTCCTGCTGCAATACTGGTGCTGGTTGATCCGGCCGCTATTGCCGCCGCCGCACCTGTTCCGGTAAAATATGTGACAACCGCATCGGCCATTGGCGTGACGACATTATCAACCACAGCATCAGCGATAGCATCTTTGGCGTAACTCGTAGCAAGAGATCCGGCGAGCCCTGCGGCTGTGCTGCCGGCCGAACTATTTGAATTACCTTTTCCACTCCCACTACTCAGAGAGGAGAACCAATTACCGTCACCCGTATCGGTTAGCCATTGAGTAAATTCTGTCGCCGCCCAGGCAACCACCATATCGGCGAGCACCTTGAGAAATTTCTCAAGCATGGAATCCCACAACTTATCCCAAACATCACCGATATCTTCGAAATCCCCTTTCATGACCAAGAAGAACGAATCAGCAAACGCCTCTTGCATGTCGGTAGCAAGGTCTTTCGCCAGGTCATACATTTGTTCACTGGCTTTTTTCTGTTCCTTAACAACATCCTGCCAGCCCTTCACAAAAGCGGAGAGCGGTTCTTTCATCTTTTCCAGCTCTTCTCGCTGCCGCCTAAGTAGCTCAATTTGCTCTGGTAGCTTTCCAGACACTTCGGCCCGCTGAATCTCGATATCGAGTAACTCTATCTGGATATCGAGCGATTTGTAATACTCGCCGTCCATGTCTGCCAAGGCAAGCAGCGCTTCGTTTTTCGATGCAAGCAGATCCTGCTCGGCCTTTTTAATTTCGTTGGCCGATTGCAGCCGCTGGGCATCGAGTATTTTCTGAGCTTCGGCGCTTCCGGCATCTGCTGCGGCCATCAGTCTTTTCCGCTCGATACTTTCCTCGTCAAGTTGGGCTTGGAGCTGTGCGGCCTCGACGGTTTTGCCTTGGCTTTGGAGTAGCTGAATTTCAACTTCTTTGTAGGCACGTGCTGTTTCTTCTGCGGCGAGTTTTGACGCCGTGCCTCCTTCTTCTTCAGCTATGGTCAGTTTGGTGCGGGCTTCGATGACTTTTTTCTCGGCTTCTTCCACTGCTTTGAGCGCATCAGCTTGGGCCTTGGCATCTTTCTCGACAGAGGAGTTGCCGTCCTTGTCGGTGATCGGCTTGATGTTGTTCGCGGTGTCTTGGGCGCTGACTAATGCTGCTTCTGCTGCTGCAAGATCAGCCTTTAATGATTCTTGGGTGAGTTTATTTTTTTGATCTAAATACGACGAATATGATTTAAGACCAAGGTCGTAAGCTGATTGATTTTTGGCCTCAAGAAGTTCGTTGTTTGCTGTAATGATTGCAGCTTTTTTCTCTGCCGCTGCCTCAAGGTATTCAGTCTCAGCTTTTAGCGATGCGTTGTATGCACTGGCTGTGCTGGTGGTAGTTTTCCCGGCATCCTTTTTGTCCAACTCCAACATTTTTGCCGCAAAGACAGCATAGGCCGTTTCTTTGTCGCCGGTTGTTTGTATAAAGGCGTCGCGATCTTCCTCGTACTTCTTTTTCATTCGATCGTAGACTTCTTGTGACATGCCGCCTATGGTCGAATATGCCTGCTCGTATGCGCTGGCTACGGCGAGGGTTTTCTTGTTCGCGTACTGCTCATACTCCTGAAGCCCTTTCTGCTCTATAGCCTGCCAGGAGATGTTGGCTTTATTGGCGTCGTCAACCATCTGCTGTTTTACGATCAGCGTTGATTGACGAAATTTTTGAAGGTCGAGAAGCCCTTTTTCTGCGAGTTGTTCTGCCTCTTTGAACACCTCTGGAGCGCTACGGAGAGACATGGCCTGGTTGAGAAGGACAAAGGCATCGGTGATTTTGTTTATTGCGGTTACCACCGTGCTGGATGATAACAAATTGGCCTTTAGGTCGGTCCATGCTTCAGCGAGCTTATTGACAGCCGCCTGGCCAGACTCAAGGCCAGCCGTTGCCGCAGCCTCGCCATACATCCTATGCAATTCATCAGCAAGTTTCGGGAGAAGATCAGTGGCGAGGACATCGCCAGTCTCCATCATTTTCATGAGTTCTTTGGTACTCATGTCCATGGCTCTTGCTGCGATTTGTAAGGCTCCTGGGAGATGATCTCCAAGCTGGCCCTTTAATTCTTCAGCCTGGACGGTGCCTTTGCTCATCATCTGGGAAAGCGCCTTTAATGACCGCTCCAAGCCTTCCTGCGACATCCCGAGAACCGCAGCCGTCTCAGCCATTGCCGAAAATATCTGCCTGGTTTTCTCTCCCTCAAGTTGTGTTTCTTTGCTGGATGCGATGAGGCTTTTGTAACTGTCTGCCAGGGTATAAAAATTCTGCCCTGTCCGGTCTGCCGTCTCGCGCAAAAACTCAAACTCTTTGGTCATGCCCGCTGCACTTCCGGTTATTGCCGTAAAACTGCGCTGCATGGAATCGACCATTATCGTGACATCAACAACGCTTTTGCCAAAACTGTAAATAGCTGACACAGACAGGTAGGCGAGAGCAGCTTTTGCCGCTCCGCCAAGCGTGGACATTGATGAACTTGCCTTTTGCGTTGACCCAGACACCTTGTCTATTTGCGCCTGAGATAGTCCAAACTGCCTGCCAAGAGTCTGAATTTCTTTGGTTGTAAGCCCTGCGGAGGTGGCAATGTTTTTCAGCGCTTTTTCTTGAGCATTCGCGGCCTGGGTTTGCAGTAATTTTGATTGTAGTTTTGCAAATTCATTCGCGGTCGTGCCGGTTACGGTTTGTAATTTCCCAAGATCGACGCCAAGTGTGGAGAAATCTTTCCCTACGTTTTTGGACGCCTGGGATAGAGTGCTGAGATTATTGACGAGTCCGGTTATGCCTTTTTTCGCCTGATCGCCAGAGAGTGCACCGTTCAAGTCATTGGTCATGGCGTTGGCTGACTGTATGATAATCTGCCTAGCCTGCCCCATGTCGCTTTTGAGTTGAGCTAGATCAGCACTTATCGGGACGTATATACCTGGTATTTGAGCCGCCATTATTTCTTTATCCTGAAAAGTTCGATAGCTTTTCTGATTCCTTTTTCAGCGGCTGGCCTCATAAATGGTTTGGCCGGTACTCGCTTCCCTGTTGGGTGTCCCCATGCAATCAGCACATGCCCGTATTCAACATTGGCGGCATGGTATCCCTTCGATTTCCCTCTTCCGCTTGCCTCGACGATGTATCCGCCGTTCTCGAACTTCGATTTTCTCTTTTTGATCGACGCCCGGAGGTTGCCGGTTTTATCGTGAAAGGCTGAAGTGGTTTTTGCTTCCAGCTCCACGGTTGACGCGACCTCATCGAGGTTTTCTTCTACCGCCTGGACGATCTCTTCAAACTGAGCATCAAGACCATCGAGATTGTATTGCACGCCAACCTTGATCATTTATTCCGCATCTCCCCGAGAGCCGCCCGCTCCATAATTTTGACGCAATCAAAAACGTCTTCCCGGTCTGCCAACTTCACCCTCCTGATACTCATCACTGCCGGAATCGCCGTGTAATCAAGTCCTGTCGGGCCATTCATGCCAACCCTCCATTGTGTGAGTAGGTCACAGAAGATCGATACTGAGAGGAAATTGTCTGGATAAATCCCATCTTCTGCCCCGCTGAAGGCTTCGGACTCTTGCACCAAATCAAGTGGGAGTCCGAGCCTTCCTGCTACTTCCTCGGCTTTGCCGTCGCCGCCGACCAACCTGACGGCGACGGCTTCTAGTTTTTTATCCTGCTGCCGAAGAGAAGTTTCGAATATTGTCCGAAAATCTCGACATAGGCCGCCGGATAGCTTCCAAGAAATGCCTCGACGGTTTCCGCGTTAAACTCGGCATCGACACCAGGCCAAGCGGCTACGAAATCCATGAATGCCTCAGTAAAAGTCTTGGCCTCACGGATCACAATGCCGGTTTCGTCCCGTTGCTCACTGAGTCCATCGAGCCATGCGCGGAATGTCGGCTGATCACGGTACTTAAAAACCATCTGAACCTTCGATGAGTTCTCGACACCGGGAACAGTAACATCAACATCCGCCTTAAATGTCGGGTTGAGATTGAGTTTTAATTTCGCCATGTTATGTCACCGATTAACTGGCGTAATAGGTTGGGATGCCGTTGGAAGTGATGACCGCTTTGGTCGTCACAAGCCCCTGGGCCTGACCGCCTGGTAGTCCGGCAAATCCGACATAACCGGCGAAGTACAAGATCTTGCCGCCTGAGCCGAATTGGAACTTAAACCCGCGCCGAGCCTGGATGTCGGAAGCCGCTTTCATTGCGATCTGACCTGCATCTGTCGAATCCCAAATGTGGTCCATCTGGTAGGATATAGCGCTCGGAAGTCCCGGAATTTGCTTTTTGAAATTGTCGTGGATGGTGGTTGTGTCGATAAAATCGAACTCGCCGCCTGATGCATTGATAGTTGTTGCAGAGGCAATTGTGGTGCCGAAAGTCAACTCTTCGGCGGTTCCGGAGACGAAGGTCTCATAGCTTGTCGTGTTGATGCCCTCAAGCTCGAAAGTGTCTGCAGTTTTGTTCGCAACTCTGACAACTTTCTCATTGAGCTGATACATGCCATCTACGGTTAAATAAACAAGATCCCCGTCTGCAAAGCCGTGTGCAACAGAAGTTGCTACGCCTGGGTTGGCCTTGGTTACTCCGGTGATTGTTTTTGCAGCGCCGATTGCTGACTGCATAGATACAGCTACGTTTTTCCAAACAGTTGGTTGTGCCATTGTGGTCCCCTTTCTGCTTCACAGCAGTAAGTTTCCGGCCTGTCATCACGACAGTCCTTTTGTTGTTTGCCTTACCGGCCTACGGCCAGATATAAAACTCAAGTAATACTCGGTATTCCTTGCTTGCCTCCTCGTAGAGGTCCATGTTCGTGATTAAAGATGTCCCGGCAAATGATGCCGTGTCGATTGCCGATTTTACTGATTGAGCGAGTGTTTTCGCCGAACTGTAGGTTGTCCCGGAAACATCCACCTGAATCCTCATCTTCTCCGGTTTCGCGATGTTTGCTGTTGTCAGCATCGGGGCCGAGTCGATCACCTGGAAAGTGATGTACGGAGAGACGATTGTCGGCATGGTGTTGATGAGCGGATAACACCGGCCAGCACAGAGATTGCCGAGAAGCGTTTGAAGTTGGGCTTCAATTGTCGGCATTTGCCGCCTACCCTATTGAACTCAAGACAGCAGCGGCACACGAGACTGTTGCGCAAGCAAGCATCACTGCACTGTTGTCGCCTCGATCACGCTCTATATCCTCACGACTTCTTGCGTCTCTGACTGTGGTAACTCTGCGAGTAAACCTTTCCACCCTGAGAGCTACCGGGTGTTCGTCGTGAATAGTTGTTATGTCGATAAAATCATATCCAAAACCACCTTTTGCTGCGCTCATCTCAACCCCCTTCGCTCCATGCGGCCAGTCTCAACTCCATCGATAAACGCCTGCGCTTCGCTGCACTCTTGGGCTAAATCAAGAACAATTTCACATAAAGCCTGAATCGCTTCTTTCAGGTTTTGCGGACTTGGGTCAATCCTGCCAACTTGCCTTACAAGCCTTTTTGCTCTTTCCATGTCAGCCATTTATCCCTCACTCAATCCAGTTTTGGCCATGATATCGTACTCAACATGCCGCTCTCCGATATCGATCAGCCCCGTAATGTCGTAATTTTTGCCGTTGTAGACGATCCGCATGGACTCGCTTAATCCGGCAATCCATCGGGTATTGAATCTCACGGTCGTTTCGCTCTTTGCCGCCTGTGCTGCGAACAATTCCCTGCCCTTTAGCGGCCATACTGCGGCCCACACTTTTGCAAAATCGGCCCATATAAAAATGTCGTCGCCGTAACTGTCTTTCCCCCCGGTAGCGGTTTTTACCTGGATGGTTATGATTTTATTCCGCTGTCCGGCGTTCATTTAGACTCTTCCCGCAAAACTCCGATATCCATGCCTTCTTCGAGAATCACCACTTTTGCGTCTGTCCCGCAAATAATGAGATGGAGTTGCTCTTTCATTGCCTCAATCGAATTCCGTGACAACTTGCACTTTGCCTTCAGAACAACAGTATCACCAGGATTGAGGCTTAAAACGCCCATCGATTCTCGCCGCTCAATCTGGATCAATCGTCACCGGTATGGTGCTCAATTTGCGGACCAGGGCCACGACAGCCGAAGTAAATGCTGGCCTTTTGCTCCTCCCAGCGCTTGCCGGCTACAAATACCGTATCACCGATCTGACCATGATTGCAATTGGCGGCAATGCGGCAACATCCACCTCTGTTGATATCGTGACAACTCAAGGGGGAAGCGCGGCAAGGCCTTTTGTTGCAGCTGTCGCCGCACTTACTCGGTCGGCAGTCGTGAAACCGGATACCGCAAACATGACAGTGCT